TATCTCGGTGAAGGCAAATTTAATTAAGAGCGCATACGGCTCTGAGGAAGTCCTCAAGGTCGGCGAATGGTTAAAGAGTAGAGGGTTGTAATGGCTACTCAGAAGTTTATGGGTAAGCATCAGTTAGTAAATCGCCTTGCTGCTCAAGTAGGAGATAAGGGCGAGGCTATAGCTATCCTAAAGAAGCGCGGTGATATGAGCGCGAAGGGTACCCTGACTACTAAGGGTAAAAAGCGAGATAACATGACTGCTAAGCAACGTGCTCTAGATAGGGCTGCTAAGGAGTCGGGTGATAGTACTAGGGCATTTAAATATAACCCTAAAACAAATAGGGCTACGCGGAGAAAAGGTTAATGGCAAGTAATATAGATAAAGGGCTATACGAAGCCCCAGAAGGCCTTGAAGGGCTGGCTGCACAAGAGCCAGATATTAGTATTGAGATCGAAGATCCTGAATCAGTAAGTATTGATATGGATGGTCTATCTATTGACATACTACCAGAAAAACCTGATGAGTTTGATGCAAACCTTGCTGAGTATATGGGTGAGCAGGAGTTGCAGAGTTTGGCGAGTGAGTTATTAGGAGATTATGAAGCTGATCTTCAATCTCGTAAAGACTGGTTAACCACTTATGTAGACGGTTTAAAGTTGCTGGGCTTGAAGTATGAAGAACGTACTGAGCCTTGGCCTGGTGCTTGCGGTGTGACTCATCCACTATTGATGGAGTCTGCTGTTAAGTTCCAATCTGAAACTATTATGGAGACCTTCCCTGCAACGGGGCCGGTCAGAACGCGTATCATCGGGAAAGAAACGCCCGAGAAAAAAGATGCCTCCATTCGCGTTCAGGATGATCTCAATTACGAGTTGACTGAGGTCATGAAGGAATACCGTCCAGAACATGAGCGTATGCTTATCTCCCTCTGCTTGTCTGGTAATGCCTTTAAAAAAATATACTTCGATCCTGCCCTAGATCGACAGACGGCGGTATTCATTCCATCTGAAGATATCGTAGTTCCTTACGGCGCTTCAAGTTTGGAGTCTGCTGAGCGTGTTACTCATCGTATGCGTAAGACTGAGAATGAAGTCCGTAAGCTACAAGTTGCTGGGTTCTACCGTGATGTAGATCTTGGTGAGCCGATGCGTATTATGGATGAAGTAGAAAAACAAAAGGCTACTGAACAGGGTTTCTCTGCATCTATGGATGAACGGTTCCAGCTTCTTGAGATGCATGTTGATATTGATTTGCCGGGCTATGAAGATGTTGATGATGATAATAACGAGACTGGAATTGGCCTACCATACGTAGTTACGATTGAAAAGGGTACGCAGACTATTCTTGCTATTCGTCGTAACTGGTTAGAGGATGACAAGCTTAAAGCTAAGCGCCAGCACTTTGTGCACTATGGTTACATCCCAGGATTTGGCTTCTATTACTTTGGTTTAATCCACTTAATTGGAGGACACAGTCGTGCAGCTACTTCTCTTTTACGCCAGCTTGTTGACGCTGGTACTCTTTCTAATCTACCTGGAGGATTAAAGTCTCGCGGTCTACGTATTAAGGGTGATGATACTCCAATTGCCCCAGGCGAGTTCCGAGATGTGGACGTACCGTCAGGTTCAATCCGCGACAATATCCTACCTCTTCCTTACAAGGAACCAAGTCAAACCTTATCCGCTTTAATGGATAAGATCGTTGCTGATGGACGAGGTTTTGCTGCAGTTGCCGATATTGAAGTATCTGATATGTCAGCAAACTCTCCTGTAGGTACTACTCTGGCAGTTCTGGAAAGAGTACTGAAGGTAATGAGTGCAGTACAGGCTCGTATCCATTATACGATGAAGCAGGAGTTCAAACTTCTTGCCACCATTATCCGCGATAATACCCCAGAGGAATATAGCTATGAACCAGAAAAAGGTGGACGACAGGCCAAGCAATCTGACTATGACCATGTGGATGTTATCCCTGTATCCGACCCTAATGCTTCTACGATGGCGCAGCGCGTGGTCCAGTATCAAGCGGTTCTTCAGTTAGCACAATCTGCTCCACAACTCTACGACCTACCATTCCTACATCGTCAGATGATTGAGAACATGGGGGTTAAACACGCTAAGAAGATTGTTCCAGATAAGGAAGATATCAAACTGACGGACCCAGTTACTGAGAATATGAACATTCTAAATGGTACTCCTATTAAAGCATTCCTTACTCAGGATCATCAGGCTCATTTAGCAGTGCACCAAGCAATGATGACCGACCCTAAGATTGCCGCAACATTGGGCCAAAACCCACAAGCTCAGGCACTTATGGCTGCATTACAAGCACACATTATGGAGCATACGGCGTTCCAATATCGTAAGGATATCGAGCTACAACTGGGGGTACCACTACCTCCAATGCCGGATGAAGACGAGGATCAAGATGATGAGGAAATGCCGCCAGAACTTGAGAACCAAGTATCTCAATTAATGGCCCAAGCTGCACAACAACTGCTACAGCAGAATCAAGCGCAAGTTGCACAACAACAAGCTCAACAGCAGGCACAAGATCCAATCATTCAAATGCAACAGCAAGAGCTGCAAATTAAAGCGCAGGAAGTACAGATCAAGGCTCAACAAGCTCAAACCGATGCGCAGATTAAACAGGCTGAACTACAACTCAAAGCTGAACAGGCCAAAGTTGATCAGCAGATTAGAGCACTTGAGTTACAGCTAAAAGCTAAGGCACAAAATACTGAGACCGAACTTGCTGGACAAAAACTTGGTATAGAAGCCGCAAAGCACAAAGCTGAGATGAAGGGACAAGGAGTGAAGATGGGGATTGACCTGTCTAAACAACAAAAGGAGTTGGAAGCTAGGGATGCAGAACATGGGGCGAAGATGAGTATGGAGCTGCATAAACATCGCACCAACATGCAAAAACAGGCTCAACAGCCGCAACAATTTAAACAACCACCAAAAGGTAGCAAATAATTTATGGGATTTACAACACCGTTGGATTACGTTGAATCCAAACTCAACGAACGACGCGAACAAATGAAAGAAACATTGGCATCTGGGGTAGTTAAAGACTATGCCGAATACCAAAGACTTTGTGGGGTCATTTCAGGTCTGGACCACGCAACGCAAATCATATTAGACCTTGCAAAACGTTTGGAGAGAGAAGATGAGTAATGTATTAATCCTAGATACTAAAGAGGAAGTGGCTCGTAAAGCCCAACAAATTCCTCAGCCAACGGGATATCACATCCTGTGTATGGTGCCTAAGATCGACGATACCTATGGCGATAGCGGCCTTGTTAAGGCTAGTGAAACCCTTCGTATTGAAGAACAGGCAACTATGGTGCTGTATGTCGCTAAGTTAGGTCCACAAGCCTATCAAGACAAGACTCGATTCCCTGATGGTCCGTGGTGTAAAGAAGGTGACTTCGTTATTACCCGTGCTTATGCAGGTACTCGTGTGCTTATTCATGGCACTGAATGGCGAATCATTAACGATGACACAGTAGAAGCCGTTGTCGATGATCCCCGTGGAATTCGACGGGTTTAACTAGGAGACTATAATGAGTGAAGCACAATTAAATGAAGCTGAAGTCGAGAAGATAGAGGCTAGTCAAGAACCAGAATTTGAGATTCAGGTAGAGGATGATACCCCGCCTGAAGATCGTAACCGTACTCCCCTCCCACAAAATATGGTTGAGGAGTTAGAAAAAGATGATCTAGAAGAATATTCGGATAAAGTAAAAAAACGTCTTAGTCAGATGAAGAAAGTTTGGCATGACGAACGACGCGAAAAAGAACGTTTTGCTAGAGAACGAGAAGAAGCTTTACGCTTTGCCCAAGCTCAAGCAGAAGAAAATAAAAAGCTTAAAGAACGTATTGGTGTAGGTCAACGTGCTTATCTAAATGAGATTACTCGCTCAGCTAAGAATGAATTGGACCAAGCTAAAGCTACGTTAAAAGCAGCGTATGAGTCAGGTGATTCTGAAGCTATTACAGATGCACAAGAGAAATTAACTGATGTAAAACTTCGTCTTCGTGAGTATGAAAAGATTAAACCTCAACAAAATGCTAGACAAGAGCAGGAAAATGAGGTACAACAGCCCCAACGAGCTCAAGCAGCCACACCACAACCAGCCCCGCAAGTAGACCAAAAAGCTAAAGCGTGGCAGCAAAAAAACCCGTGGTTTGGCCCAGATACGGAAATGACCTCCCTAGCGCTTGGCTTGCATGAAAAATTGGTCCGGTCAGGTGTCGATCCAACAAGCGACGAATACTACCGAGAAGTCGATTCTACAATGAGGAAAAGATTCCCCGAGAAATTCGAGGATGAAGATGCTCAAACGACGGAACAGGCTAAACCTGTACGCGCACAAAAAGCAGCCAACGTAGTTGCACCAGCGACACGCTCTACTGCCCCTAAGCAAATCCGTCTCACTCAGACGCAGGTGGCTTTAGCCAAACGGCTAGGTCTGTCAAATGAAGCTTATGCAAGAGAACTTATCAAACTGGAGAACAATTAAGATGGCTACTAATACTGAAAATCGTCTCGCTCGTGAACTGGAAAGTCGGGAAACGACGCAACGCAGGGCGGCTTGGACTCCGCCAGAAACACTACCTTCACCTAAGCCTCAACCCGGTTGGGTCTTTCGGTGGATTCGGACTTCGATGATGGGTACTGCTGACCCCACGAATACATCCGCAAAGTTTAGAGAAGGTTGGTCTGCTGTGAAGGCAACTGATCATCCAGAGTTGATGCTACATGCCGATCCAAATAGTAAGTTTAAAGACAACATTGAGATTGGTGGTTTGTTGTTATGTAAGGCCCCTGAAGAGATGACTCAACAGC